TATTTTGAATCTTTTGTTCTTTAACTCTATCCATCATTAAATCAGTTGCTATACTAATTATAGTTAAATGAGTAGATTCGTCTAATATACTATTTATTTGATTTGCAGGTGTAGTATTGTCTACAACAATACCACCAGGTTTTCTCAAATAAGTAATAGTATAATCACTTACATTAAAAGTTCCATCAGTTATTAATTGATGTCTTTTATTTGAAGCAGGAGAAACAGATCCGTCTATTTCTCTAGAGTAGTACAATCTCCACACGAGAGCGTCTCCGTAATCAAAACAATAAGGTTTTTTATACTTATTGTCTAACCATCTCAATACCTTGTCATGTGGTACTACTTTTATACTAGCTTCAACTTTATCCTCAACTGTGTTACAAAGAATTTTGTCAGTAATAATTCTTTCTTCTATAGTTTGCATAAAATCCATAGGTAAGTCATAATAGACACCGTTAGAAAATACGCCAACTTGATCAGAAGAAGGGGGGAGCGAAATACCTCGCTTTAGCAAAGCACTAAGCCCCTGCCCCCGAATCTCTGATTCTTCGAAACTTTCCAGTTTACGATTATTCTTTTTGTCAATGAACTTTTTTACAAAAAACCACTCAGCTTTACTTAGAACACTTGTTAAATCAAAGTCTTCATAACCAGGCGAACCCAAACTAGACGATCTATCTAATTCCAATTCCAATTCTGTAGCCATTTCATTTGCAGTCATTATCTATTTGTTCTATCAATTTGTGCTTTAATCTTCATTCTCAACTCTTGGTTCTCCTCTAAATATTTGATAACATCTGTTAGATCACCTACTTCTTTGCCGTTGTCCAAAGTATATCGTTTATTATTTAAACGATTAATAGAACCTGCTTCAACTGCTTTCTGAATAAAAGCTTTTGCTTTATAATCAGAATCCTCTACAATACTTAAAAAGTTTTTCTCACTTGCTTCAAGAATAGTTAAAATTTCTGATTTTAACCAATCCTCAGAATAGTTAACAGGAATTGTTCTACCTATAGCTCTAATGAAATCTTTCATCTTAGTAGCATTAGAAGTAATTTCTGAATACTTAGTAAATGCTTTAGATTTAATATCCGCTTGTTCAACTCTTTGAGATATGTGTTGATTTTGATCCACTATCATAAACTCATAAGTTTGTTTATTCTTACGCACTTCATAAGAAGGAGATATTAGTAATGTATTACATACCAATATTTTATACCTCAACATATCCATAGGAGTATTAAGGTTAAGAGTAGTGCCTTCTTTAGTTAAAGTTACTCTACCTCTTTTATCCGTTCTCCAAAAATTATTTTCATTTTTTGGAGTGTTTGGGTTTAAATCTACTCCTAACTCTTTTTCAAAGAACTGTCTTTCCGTCATTCCTTCAGGATAAGAATCTTTATATTTTTCGATAATAATTTTACTGTTATCATCTAGTATTATTTTTACTCCTCCCCCATTTCTATGACTATTTAACGGAACTTGAAAACTTCTCTTTACCTTATTTAAGATAAATGGAGATTTATTCATTTCTTGTCCCTTAGAAAGAAGATTTCTCCATTTTCCTGAAGACTCTACTGGTTTCACATCTACAATCTTTTCTTTTAGAAATGATCCGTATTTTCTTTCTACTTTTTCTGCTGTCTGTGTCATTGTTAAAAATTTAAATTATTTATTTTTCTCTCTTAAAATTAATCCCTCCTACATCCTCCAAGATATAGAAGGGATTTAATTATATATTATTTGTCAACTAACAATCTTAAATCTACAACTTTCGTCGGATCTTCAATCATCATACCTCCCCATTTCTGAAGATGAACTTCATATCCATCTATAGGAGAAGCCATTGATTTGTTTGCTGCTTTACCTCCAGCAGAATAAGGATCTCTCATTCCTGGAATATAACCCCAATTATAATCAGGTACTCCTTTTGGTTTAACTCGGTAAATACCTGCGTTATCTCCATAATCTAATGCTAAGATTCTGTGAGATTCCACAATACCAAGACCATCAGGGTGACGTTGTGGGAAATAAACATCATCATCGAAGAAATCAAGGATTTCAACTTTGATTACCACACCGTTATACCATTCATAAATATTGTACTGAGGTTCCATTGCTGACTTGGTATTTTTACCTCCTAGAGTTCCCCCATCAGTATTACCAGTCAAGAACTTATCAGATACAACAGTTACACTAGCTCCTGATTTAGCTTGAATTTGTTTAGAAATTTCAATTGCTCCAAATTCACCTGTAAGTAAATGGATCGTACGTTTACCACGTTCAATTTTCCCAATACCCATATCAAGAAGAATTTCCAAATGCCAATCTAAATCGTAACTATTCATATAGTGTACGTTAGAAGGAGCAACTTGTCCGAAGAAACCTTCTCCTGATTCAATTGCGTATTTAGTCTTATCGTCTTTATTCAAGTACTTGTGATCAGCAGTCCAGTTACGTTTACCGTACAAACACATACGAGCAAACATTTCTTCACATTGGTGATGTGCTACCATATCTTGATAGTTGATCCAAACTTTTTCAGTTTTACCTTTATAGTTGAATCCAAATTCAAGAGGTTCGTTATCACCTTTGTTGATAGTGTTACCTGCTACTTGGTACTCCATACGAAGTGTAGAAGGACGGTTTTCCATTCTCCAAGGAGAGGTGAAATGAGGTTTAGAACCTTGATAAGAAAGAGTAGAAGGACTTAATCCATACATTTTAGAGAATCTTGTTCCTATTGCAAGTTCTTCTACAGGTACTACTGTATCTTCATCATGTGTTACTAACTCTACTTCTACTTTATACTTAGAACCTGCGTCTAATGCTTTCTTAACTAAATAATCATAAGCATCAGATTCACCTTTTAATACGTTAGTCTCTTCGAAAAGAGGCTCGTCGAATACAAGGTAGAAACGTTGACCGTTCGCTCCAATAACAGCAGGAAAAGTTCCAGCACTTATTGTGTTACCGTCTAAAGTTTCTGCATCTACTAAAGGAAGATTTTTATCATCTTGTCCTTTAAGCATCCAATTGTAAAATCCATTTTCTTGTTCCACCTCTTTCACAGGGAAACGATCTACGAATTCACGTAATTTACCTTGAAGATTTACTTTATAAATCTCCTTAATCACTGAACTAATAAGCTCAGGTTCTTGTTGATACAAAGAGTGGAAATGGTTGTCTGTGACAAGACCATTGTAATCCACGGCTTCATATTTCTGTAATGGAAGTAATTGTGCCATTTTTTGTTTTTATTTATATATTAAACGAATTTATTTATTTATCTTTTTTTATTCTTATCTCCGTATGCTTTTGTAAGTAAATCTAAAGCACTTCCTGTTTTATCAGATTGGGATTGAGAATTTCTTCTCCCCACTCCCTGGCTTTCTTCACGACTTAATACTTTATCTAACTCATTAACTGCTTTACTTTTTGCAACATTTTTCAGTTTAGAAACATCAGGTTTAAAACTGTTATCGTTTCCTATGTTAAACAACCCTATAGAATCATAGTAATTGATTAGCATTTGAAATTCTGAAGGATTACGAGCTTGCTTATACATTAAACTTGTAAGTTCCTTTCCGTTTTCATCCTTATGAACTGGAGCAGTAATATTATCTTTAATTTTATCTTTAATTGTTTTATTCAATTTAAGACCAGGAATAAATTCTTCTTTTGAATCTATACTTTCCATTAAAGTGTTATACTGCGTTTCATACTGCTTTGCCATTTTTTGCTTACGTTCCTGCCTTTGTTCTTTAGACTTTGTAACAGTATTGTTGGCTTGTGATCTCAACGAAGGTAAAGCTTTTTTGGCTTTGTCTTCTAACTTATCAATAGCTTCCGCTTCTTCTAAAGATTCTCTAATTTCATCATCTGTGAAATTTTTAGAGCGAAGATGTTCAGCATATAATTGTTTCTGGAGATTAACATTCCCCGAAACAGATTCTTCATCTAAAGTATCTAAGTAATCTAAACGTTGAGCCATTTGAATTGCATAGTCTGCATCATCAAATGAATCTTCTATGTCTAGGAATCTTTTTTTAGATCCTGAAAAACCTTCTTTCCATTTCTTCTCTTTAGCTTTAAAAGATTCATTTACTGTGGTTTCCATTAATTCCTTAATAGTGTCCATAGAAGCGTCTGCGAGTTTTTCCTCTAATTCTTCTCCTTCCAGTCCTGATAATATTCCATCAGCTTGAAGGTCTTTGATTAAAGCCCCGTACTTATTAAGCTCTACTTGTCTGTTTTCTTCGGAACCTTCATCTGCGTCAGCAGCTTTTCCTTTATCGTCCCCTTTAGCAGGATCTACCGATTTGTCAAATTCTTCCCTATCTTCCGTTGAAGTAGGTTCTACAATAGAAGGACCGTCTTCTTCTTTTTTAATTTCCTCTTTTCCTTCTTTTTGGTTATCAACTTGGGTCTCCCCTCCCATGCTGCTTTCCATTTCCTCTGGTGACATTATACTAATACCACTCCATAATTCATTTTCTGCCATGTTGCTGTCTTTATTTAATTACAATATTAAAATTATTTTTATACTTTATATATACAATTGTAGTATATTAAGGCTATAAGGCTATAGCTTTAAATTAACTACGAGCTTTCATTTGTTTTACTTTAATATCTTCATCTGCCTTATTACTTCTTATTTTTTCTTCAAGCTCTCTTTCTTTTATTTCGGATGTTCTTTGTTTAAACTCAGCGTCTGTTTCAGACTTCTTTTGATCCAACTCATCTTTAATACCGTTGTTGTTTAAATCATTGTCAATAGACTTGCCTGCCAAATCTGCATTAACTTTTAATTGAGCAGCTTCTCTTTTTTGTTCTATTTCCGCATATTGCACTTTTCTATCTTCATCTTTATGGTAGGAAGCAATTTTTGTTTCTTCAGCTTTACTTTTCAGCTCCATTTGTTTAGCTTCTTTGAGTGCCTTATTTTGTTGCTCTACTTTCTTTCTTTCCTCTTCCGCCATTTTCTCAGCAGAGTTAGAAAGTTTTCTTGCAATCTCTTGCACAGATTCAGCTTTAGAAATTTCAATTAAATCCCCTATCCTAGCTTGTCCGTTTTGTATAGCAGCTTGGGAAAGTTGTTCAATTTTTTGGTAAAGCATTGTATCTTCAGAAGCATTAGATAAGTGAATATCCATTTCAGTCATTCCAAACTCATCAAATAATCGGATCATTTGTGCTCCCATATCATCCATAAGATATTGTACGGATTTAGGATACTTCTTATACGCGTACTTACAACATTCTAAAAATTTAGTAAGAGCACGTTTCATAAAGTCAGCATCAATAGAAAACCACTTCTCCGTTATATGTGAAGTTTGAGCAACCTCTCTTTCTACATTTCCTACAGCTTCTCTGTTTTGTATTTGGCCTTCCCTGGCTCCTGTAACTCCCGCAAGTTTGCCTAAAGTTTGTTCTATATCAAGTAAAATATTAGTGTACATTTGAATAGCTTGAGGATCTCCTATATTCACGTTTGTAGCAGTAAGGGTGTTAAACGCCCCTGCGGATTTACCTTGTGAAGGCCCTTTAAGTATTTCATTAGTAGGATCCAAAAACCCAAACTTGTTTATAGTAATATAACGTATCCATTCTTCTGGTTCCCATCCTGAAGGAACCATAGCTGCATTGATAGCTGCAAAACTTCCTTTGTACGTAGCAATTTCCAACTCTCTTTTGTAGTATGCAATATCATAGGAATACGTTAAAGGTTTCATAACATCCATTAACGCTTGTACTTTATAATCATTGGTACTATTTAAAGATCCTATATACGGAGGAATGCCTTTAGATTTGTTTGTTAATGACTTGCTTGCGTAAGGAACTGGACGCATTTGAAGATAAACACTATCAGCTATTTTAGTTGTTTCTAACCATTCGTTAACCCATAACCAAGTTATTTCCTCTCCTTCTTCTTTTTTAGCAGTATAGTTTTCATCTACATAATCAAATTGTTCTTCACCATCATCGTCATAATACTTACGTTTGCCAATTTTACGTCTACTTCTCCAACAAGCTTTTACAACTCTTACATTACCGTTGGTATCATAAGCTCCTGCAAAACTTCTATTTGATACTTGACTTGGATGAAATATTTCTAAAGCTTCTGATTCACCGTAATAATCATGTATAGATAGATCCCTATTTAGTCCTATAGAGTTCATAGAGCTTTTATCAGAATTTCCTGTTTCTAAATATTCTACATCACTATCGTCTAATTCATCCCAATAATCATCAATTACTTGCCCTACTGAAGAGTATCCATATTCTACAATAATATCTGAATCTTCAATATACATTGAGTTTCCTCCCTGGGTGTAAAGGTTCATAGGGTTTACTCTTCTCATTACAGGCTCCCCTCCCAAAACTCCACAATAAACTATTTCTTCTCCAAAAACAAGTAAATCTTCAAAAGTTCGGGTAAACAAGAAATCTAAATTTTGTTTTTTATATTCGTATTTTAAAATTTTATTAGCAGTAATTTCTGCTATGTCTTGAAAACTGTATGTAGAATATTTATCAAACTCTTCTAATTCTTTTGCTATCTCTTCTTCAGAAGCGTCGTCTGAAGTAATCATTTGATTTACCTTTTGGTCAAGTTGTTTTTTTAATTCTT